CTGAACTCAGTCCGTAACTACCTTCACGAAAAACTATACCGCCTCAAAGAAGAATGGAGTCGCTTCCAACGAAACGACCTTGACCCTGAAATCACACTCGAAGAATCTCTTGACTCAGACCTTCGCCGCCTCTATGACCAACACCGACATAAATTCGAAGAAAAAGATCTTGAATCACATTATCTTGCCGAACACAACGCAATCATCGAAGAATACAAAAACCGGAACTCACAAAGACACGAACCTTTTCAATATTATTCTATTGACGAATTCACTCACCTTCCTGAACACCGATATCCTGCCCCTGGCATCGAAATCGTCCCACTCAAATACCACCGAGGACAAACAGTCGTCGCAACTGACGAAATTCCTGAATCTGGATTTCAAATCCATCCGCTTATTGACTATCTCATCACGCACAAATACCCTCAGTACCGTAAGTACATCGTACAATACTGCCGCCCCCTTGGCACAACAGATGCAACTTTCTCTGACTTTAACCGCGAACAGAAGCCTTCTGCACCACTTGATCCAATCCGCAAGGAACATGTACTCAAACACGTTTTCCAACGCCTAGATGCAACACCTTTCCTTCCTCTACATTTCGTAGACGTCGCTTTTACCAATCCACCTCTTCACACTGGAACTGGTTATCACAACCGACACAGCTATCGAATCAATGCACATGCAAAATATTCACACCCTAAAGAATACCAATCAAAACGAACATCAAAAGGTTACTACTATAACGCCTTTCTTGAATTCTCAAGAACAATCGTCCACCGAATTAAACAATTTGGTCTACCATTTGACCCTGATCGCCTTGAACACGAAACTATCGCTCACCGCCTTAATCGCTTCTTTAATGAATTTCCTACTATGCTCTTTACCCGTAATCATATCTCTGATAGAGATGGAAACCTCAAACAACGTCCTGTTTATGCAGTTGACGATCTTTTTGGTTACATCGAACGAATGCTCACTACTCCGCTTCTCATTTCCGCTCGGAAAATGTCTTGCTGCATTATGTATGGTCTTGAAACTATACGTGGCTCCAACCATTATCTTGATCGCTTAGCGAAAAAGTACAAATCATTCTTTACTATCGACTGGTCCCAATTTGATCAGCGCTTACCCCGCATCATAACTGATACATTCTTTACTGACTTCCTTGAACGTCTTATCGTAATATCACATGGATACCAACCAACATATGAATACCCCACCTACCCCGACCTCACCCCTGAGAAAATGTTTACTAGAATGTCAAATCTCTTACACTTTTTGCACACCTGGTTTAACAACATGACCTTTCTGTCACTCGACGGATTCGCCTACCGCCGCACATGCGCTGGAGTCTCTTCTG